TCGACGGAGAACTTAGTCCTAAGATGTTCCGTCTCATCAATGACATGCTGAAGCACTGCCAGCCGAGCATAGAACGTGTGACGATCCCGGCAGCATCTCATGCGCTGCAGATTGAGAACCCCCAAGCCTTCAATGAAACGGTGCTTGCGTTCGTTGCAAAGCACTGAACTGCTGTGGTGCACGAGTCTGCTATTGGCCCCATCGCGGCGTATTGCGCTGCCGCACGGGGTCGGTCGCTATAGGGGCAAAAGCAGACATTGCTTTAGTCGCATCACGCCGCTGGTTTATGGATACATGGCCTAGCCTGGCGTCCTCCGGCTCTGGGGCTGCGCACCGATTTCCGGCTCTGCATAGTTGCTCCCGCATACCCCGTTGTTCACAGCGCGGCAGGATTGAGGATCGCGAGCAAATCAGTTGTTAGTTTCGCCCGGCCGGTCCGGGCGGGCGTTTCCCTCCTTTCACCCGTCGGGCGGCTTGTGTCCTCTTGGACGGTTGGGCCGAAACCCGCAGCACGTCGCACCCGTGCTGCGGGTTTTTCTATTTATAGGGGAGCATTCCTAGCGAACGGCGGGGATTGCGCGATAAGCCGCAGATGACGGGACGCGCGAAACGATCCGTAGTTCGGTGCAGCCGGGGGCGCGATGCCCCGGCAACAAAACTGCGGAACGTCGAGCAGTGAGCCATGAAACCCGCCGCGTTAGGGTAGCGCTCAAAAAGAGGCGTGACACGGCGGAGAGCACGTCGAACAAATTCCGAAGGGGGCGAGCATGGGCGTTAGCGATCTCAAACTGCGTATGGCCGACGTGCCGGGCATCCATAGCCTAACGATGGGCCTCGAAGCAGGCCGGATCTTGCTCCGCTGGGGCAATGGCTACGTTGCCACCGCCGACGCAGCTGCGTCCGATCATGAGATTGAGACCGCGATCCGCAACGCGATCCAGCTCGCCCCCGTGTCCTCGATCTCTGACAAGCCGGCCGCACCCGTTGCGCCTTCGCCGGCGCCTGCCTCGAACGCCCAGGAGGGCAAGCCCGTGAACAGTCCCACCGTTACCAGCTCCGGCAGCTTCGCCGCTGAGGTCCGCGAGATGATCGAGGGCCACAAGGCCGACATGGATGCGCTGATGCAGGCGAGCAAGGAACACATGCGCGCAGGCATGGAGAAGCAGCTTCGTGCCGCCAAGGCGCTTGGCAAGATGGCTGGGGACGTCCATTCGGCCGGTGACGAGATGCTGGCCATGATGGGCCAATACACCAACGACCTGTAAGGGCTCGCCTAGAGTGCCATGGCGCGCCCCTCTGACTATTCTCCGGACTTGGCTGCGCTGATCTGCTCCATGATCGCCGAAGGGATGTCCCTCCGCGCGGTTTGCCGAATGGATGACATGCCCGACAAGTCGACCGTGTTCCGGTGGCTGGCGACGCATGATGAGTTCCGCGACCAGTACGCGCGCGCGACTGAGGCCCGGGCCGACGCCTTCGCTGAGGAGATCATCGAGATTTCCGACGACGGCTCGAACGACACGTACACGGATGAGGACGGCGGCGAGCACGTCAATCACGACGTGATCCAGCGTTCTCGGCTGCGGGTCGATACCCGGAAATGGCTCATGGCTCGCATGAAGCCGAAAAAGTACGGCGACAAGGTTGAGCAGACGCTCAAGGGCGATCCTGACAACCCGGTTGAGGCCAAGGTATCGGTCTGGGAGCTGGTACCGTTTAGCGTGGCAGACGCGAAAAAGTGACGCTGCCGCCTTATCGCGAGGTCAAGGCCCAATTCGCGTTGCCGGACAAGCTGATCCCCGTCTTTCAGGGTGAGGCTATGTTCCGGGGCGCTTACGGTGGTCGCGGCTCCGGCAAGACGCGCGGCTTTGCCACGATGGCGGCGGCCTATGGCCTTCGCCTGGCGCAAGCTGGGCTATCGGGGCTGATTGTCTGCGGCCGCGAGTATCAGAACAGCTTGGCCGAAAGCTCGTTCGCAGAGGTCAAGTTCGCGATCGAGGAAAACCCGACGCTCGCGGCCGGCTATGACGTCGGCAAAGAGTATATCCGCACCAAGTGCGGGCGGATTGAGTTCGCATTCATCGGCCTTCGCCACAACATCGAAAGCGTCAAGTCCAAGGCGCGCATTCGGCTGCTGTGGGTCGACGAGGCCGAACAGGTCTCGGAATACGCTTGGTCGATCACGATCCCGACCGTTCGCGAGGAAGGCGCGGAGATCTGGGTTACTTGGAACCCGGATCGCAAGAAAAGCGCCACGCATCTGCGCTTTCGCGCCAACCCGCCGGAAGGCGCGAAGATTGCCGAGCTGAACTGGACGGACAACGCGCGCTTTCCGTCGACGCTCAACCGCACGCGCCTCGACGATCAGAAGAACCGGCCGGATCAATATGAATGGATCTGGAACGGCGCGTTCCGCTCTGTGGTCGAAGGAGCCTACTACGCGAAGTATTTGACGGCGGCGAAAGAAGCCGGCCGCATTGGCTTCGTTCACCGCGATCCGATGGCAGCCGTTCGGCTGTTCTTCGATATCGGCGGCACGGGCATTCGAGCTGATGCCGGCGCCGTGTGGGCGGCGCAGTTCGTCGGGCAGAAAATCAACGTTCTCGATTACGTCGAGATGCAGGGGCAACCGCTGTCGGCCTATGTCGAGTGGATCAGGGCGCGCAAGTACAACAAGGGCGCGACGATCTACCTGCCCCACGACGGCGCCCAGGGCGACAAGGTGCACGCCACCTCCTACGAAAGCGCCCTGCGCGACGCTGGCGCTGACGGTGAGTGGGATGTGCTCGTTGTGCCGAACCAGGGCACCGGCGCCGCGATGTCGCGCGTTCAGACGTCCCGCAATCACTTCGGGCGCGTGCATTTCAACGAGGCAACGACGGAAGACGGCCGCGACGCGATCGGCCACTACCACGAGCACCGCTCCAACGATGAGCGGAACGTGGGTCTCGGCCCTGCTCACGACTGGAGCTCGCACGGCGCCGATGCTTTCGGCCTGATGTGCGTCGTTTACGACGAGCCGCCGGGCTCCCGCGAGGAAGAACCACGCTATGGCCGCGGCGGCCGGCGCCGCAATCAGGGGCACCGCTCGGGCGGCTCCTGGCAGACTGCTTAAGAGGTGCAAATGATCGGGCTCTATGGACCGCTCGCGCTACTCGCGTTGATCCTGGATGCGTTGTTTGGGCGCAAGGAGCGTCGGGACTGATGCGCGAGCGCGACAAGCTTGTGATCCTGCCTGACCGGCCGGCAAGAACTATCGCCGGCCGGATCGTCATTCCCGCTCATTTGTGGGATGCCGCCGAAGCTGCTGGGCTTGATCTGACCGGCTACATCAAAGAGCGCCCGCTTGGTTCGTACGATGCAAATATCGTCGAGCGGCGCCGCAACTTCCTGGATGGGTTTTGAGCTCCATGGCTGATCTCGATCCGGCTGCCGACAACGGCGCCGACGATATGGACGCGCGTTCGCAAGCCGGAAAGGCTGTCGACGACGCCACCGAGCTTTTCAATCGCCTGACGCGCGAAATCAAAGCCGATTGGAACAGCCATGCGCAGACCACCTGGCGCACCGAGGCGCGCGAGGATTTCGCGTTCGAGGCCGGCGACCAGCTCAAACCGGAGGATAAGACGATCCTTGAGGAGTTGGGCCGTCCTGTCGTCACCTTCAACCTGATCGGTACCACGACGGACAGCGTCACTGGTCAAGAGGTCGCGAACCGGCAGGAAGTCCAATACGTTCCGCGCCAACAGGGCGTGGTCAAGCAGAATGAAATGTTGACGGCCGCGGCCAAGTGGTTCCGGCAGGAATGCGACGCTGAGGACGAGGAAAGCGACGCGTTCCGCGATACTGTGATCTGCGGCATGGGTTGGACCGAGACGCGCCTCGATTATGAGGACGATCCATCGGGCGAGCCCAAGATTGACCGGACCGACCCGCTCGAAATGGGCTGGGACCGTACCGCGAAGAAGCGCAATCTGGTCGACGCCAAGCGCGTCTTCCACGTTCGGCGCGATGTGCCGATTGAGGAGGCGCGCGCGCTCTGCCCTGGCGACCCTGATTATCCGTTCGAGGACGCGGATTATAACGCGTCATGGCTCGATCTCGACGCTTCCGATGCCAAGGACGGCGAAGGCGTGCACCACAATACGCCGCAGACCTATGATAAGCCGAACCAGGGCGACGGCGAGGACGATGAGGCCGGCGACAAGGCTGTGACGCTTGTCCGTGTGCAGTGGTGGGAGCGCGTGCCGGCCTATCTGACCGCTGATCCATCGGACCCGACTGGCCGGTCGATCACGACGCTTTCGCGTGAGGAATATGCGCAATTGCAGCTCGCCGCGCGTGTCAGCGGTGCTGCCCTGCCCCGCGTCGTCAAGACCACCCGGAAGGTCTACCGCCAAGCCTATATCGGCAACGTGCTGCTCGAGGTCGGCGACGCGCCGGTGCCTGGTCACTTCTCCTTCAAGTGCATCACGGGCAAGCGCGATCGCAACAAGAACACGTTCTTTGGCATCGTGCGGGCGATGAAGGACCCGGCGCGCTGGGCCAACAAGTGGATGTCGCAGACCATGCACATTCTCAACACCAGTGCCAAGGGCGGGATCATGGTCGAGCGCGGCCAGTTCTTCGACAACGACAACGACGGCGAGAGCTCGTTCGCGAAACAGGATCAGGTGACGTTCCTCAAGCCCGGCGCGCTCGGCGGAAAGCCGAAGTTCGCGCCCAAGCCGCAGAGCCAGTTTCCGCAAGGATCATTCCAGCTCATGCAATACGCGGTCTCCATGCTGCCGCGGGTCTCCGGCGTCAACGTCGAGACGTTGGGCATGCAGGCGGATGCCGGCCAGGCCGCGGCGCTCGATCGCCAGCGCAAACAGTCGGTGATGATCCTGCTGCAGCCGCTGTTCGATGGCTTGCGCCGCTACCGGAAGGAGCAAGGCCGGGTGATGCTCTACATCATCCAGCATTTCATTCCGGACGGCACGCTGATCAAGATCGAAGGGCCTGATCAGGCTCAGTTCGTACCGTTTATCAAGCAGACGGATGCGAAGTATCAGGTCATCGTCGACGAGGCGCCGACCTCGGCGAACCAGAAAGAGGCTACTTGGGCGATCCTGCAACAGCTCCTGCCCGTCATCGGTAAGATGCTGCCGCCGCCCGTGTGGTTGGCGCTGCTCAAATACTCGCCGCTGCCGACCTCGGCACAGGGCGACATTCAGCAGGCCATGCAGCAGTCGCAGCAGCAGCCAGATCCGGCGCAACAACAGCGCGACGCAGAATTGAAGCTGCAGAATGACAAGGCGCAGGCCGATATTGCCAACCACAAGGCCGCATCGGACGCCAAAATCCAGACCATGCAGCAGGAAAGCGCGGCGAAGCTACAGCTTGAGCGCGAGCGGGCGCAGCACGATGCCATGCTCAAGGCGCTGACTGCGCCTCCGACGCTCGATCCGGTCACAGGGCAGCCAGTCCAAGGCTCCGGAAGTGGTGAAACCGCCGCTCTTGTCATGGGCCTGATGCAGCAGATGCGCCAAGAGCAGGCCGAATTGAAGCAAACGCTTCTCGCTCTCGCGCAGGCGCAGAGCGCTCCGAAACAAATTATCCGCGATCCGCAGACCGGCGACATCGTGGGTCTCGCGCCTATGCAACAGGGGGCTTAACCCGTGACGGTTTTCAACAAATTCTACGCGTTCGGAGGCGATGTCGGGAACGGCGTGCACCACTTCAACGCCGACACGTTCAAGGTCATGTTGAGCGAAGTCGCTCCGGTCGCGACCAACACCGTCAAGGCGAACATCAGCGAGATTGCGGCTGGCAATGGTTATGTCGCTGGCGGCCAGGCCGCGGCACTCGTGTCATGGTCACAGGTCAACGGCCTGTGGAAGCTTGTCATCGGGCAGCCCCTGTTCACCGCGTCCGGCGGCACCATCGCGCAGTTCCGCTATGCGGTGCTCTACAATTCGAGCACGGCGAGCGGAAACCTGATTGGCTGGATCGATTACGGCGCCGAGGTCAACGTCACCAACGGCAACAGCTTCCTAGTCGGGTTCGATCAGACCAACGGCGTGTTGACGTTGCAATAACGCCGATGGCTGCTTTCCTCGACGTTTGCCGCTTCAATCCGTCCGCTGGCGGCACGGGCGATTTCACGTTCTTGTCGGCGGTTCCCGGCTATCTAGCGCCGGCCTCCGCTGGCGCCGTCAACGGCACCAAGTACAAATACCGCGCGGAAAGCGCCGACCTCACGCAATGGGAAATCGGCGAAGGTGCCTACAACACCACGACGGGCGTTCTCGCGCGCACCACGGTGTTATTCAATTCGGCCGGCACCACTGCAAAGATCGCTTTCGCCGCGCCGCCGCAGGTTGCCGTCGTCGCTCTCAAAGAGGATCTTATTTCAGTTGAGGAGGCGAACACCTTCTCGGATGCGCAGCAGACCCAGGCTCGACGCAACATCAATGCTGCGGCTCCAAATCGTACACGCAC